GTCCTGACGAACATATGTCCGATACACGCCGTATCGGTTTCCGTTCACTTCGACTATCTTCTGGTCTGCGTAGTCCGGAGCAAACATGGTTATCTTCAGTTCAGGCTTGAGACCATTCTGTCCGCCCTGAAACCATTCCGACTGTGAAACAGAGGACACGTTGCAGTACACGTCACTTCTTACTTCTGTTGCTACCATCTGTCCGATGGCGTCCGCAGCATAGGTTTCACCAATAAGTGTGCATACATTTGACCTGTCCATTTGTTTACTCCAATCCGTAACCTGTTGCCGTAATCAATTGAGCCTTCTGCTCGTCATAACTCTTCTTGAGTCTGTCCGGATCCGAAGGCTCACCGAATCGCAGTTTCACATAAGTGATGACTGCGGTGATGATAAGCTCATCAGTTGTGCCGGATGTCAGGGATGACGGATCTATGCCGACTATTCCCAGGTCCATCAAGGCTGCGGTGATGAGTCCGCTTATCTCGTCATCAAAAGCGTTCGTTGTTATACGGAGCGCCAGTTTAACTCTCTCTAACATCTCGACTCCTGAAATCGTCTTTCTTTATAACTGTTTTTCCGATGTGGCCTATGTCGATACTCGGATCAGCCCATATCTCATACCCAAGTTTCTTGGCACGGACGCAGAACGATAAGTCCTCGCCATATCCAAGGATAGGCTGAAAACACGTATGAAACTCATCGAACATCTTCTGAAGCACTTCTGTCTTGAGAAGCACCGCACCGAATCCGCATGAGTCTACTTTGAAGAGTTTCGTGCCGAAGTCCTTAACAGGCTCCAGCTTCTTCCCTTCACTTCTGTAAACGCACGGATAGAATGGATATCTTCTCGCAGCGATCACTCCTGTGATGATGTCCTTGTCTTGCGCTGCCAGGTCTATCATCATCGTGGAGGGAAACATAATGTCGGAGTCTAACCATAGGACGTGATCATATCCGTTCTGGATAGCAAAATCGGCAAGTCTTTCTCTTGCTTCAAATATCAACGAACCTGATAAGACTAATGTCCTTGTTTCTCCGACCGGTTTCATGTCCACGAGACACTGAACGAACCCAGCGTCCATCTCGTCAAAGCACGGAATGGCAATAAGTGTTTTCATTTGAGATATGCGTCCTCTGTAACGACACCAAGACCAACATGGCCCATTTTGATTCTCGAATCACAATAGATCTTTGAACCGACATCCCTCGCACGAGCGCAGAACGAAAGGTCCTCGCCGAATCCCAGAATGGGACTGAACGGAAGTCCGAATTTGTCCTGTACCTTTTTGATCAGGTCGACCTTGACCAATACTCCTCCGAAGCCGATTCCTTCACACTCAAACAGCTGGTCCTTCGGATATTCCCTGTAAGGAACCGCCATCGGTGTGACCTCATTCGTTTCATCGGAATGCCAGTATCCGACCTTCTCATAAACGATGGGATTTGTAGGCGCACGTCTTGCAAAATACAGACCACCAACTATATCCAGATTGTTCTCTTCCATGTCCTGGAAGAGTCTCTGCATAAAGTCTGGCTGGAAGTCCATGTCGGAATCCAGCCAGAGCATATAGTCGTAGTTTTCCTTGATGGCCTGTTTCGCGAGGTTATTACGGGCGTCATAAATAAGGCTGGAGCAGCTAATGGCATATTGGCACTCTCCTACCAAATTCATGCCCAGAAGGGCCCTCATAAAGATGGTGTGAACCATGTCCATACATGGTATTGCTATCAATGTTCTCATCAGCTGCTCCTTTATTCAGTTGGTTAGGACGGGAAAACGATCTTGCAGAAGGCGTGGTCGGCTACGATGCCGAGACCAACGAACTCGCGTCCAACGATCTTGACGAGGTCCTTCTCTGCGAGGGACAGGTCGTCGAACTTGATCCTGATTTCCTGACCATTGGGGAAGTTGGCGAGGGCACCACGGCCGAAGTCACCAACGATTGCCCATGCGGTTCCGGCTGTGCCGGTGGTGGCATAGGTGGGAAGTGTGCTGTCGAAGTGTACGGGCAGTCCCTCAAACGGATCGATAGCATACTGTGCAGCATACTGCGCAGCCTTGAACGCTGCCCAGGAACCCTTGTTCATAACGATAACGGGATTCGCTGCTTCGTCGGACAGTTTGCCAATTGCCTGTGCAACAAGGCCGACAGACGGTGTACCGGCAACGATGCCGACACCAACAGCCTGTGTGGTTGCGCTGGCGGTCAGGGCTGTAATCTTGCTGATCAGTTCAGCCTGGGCCTTCTTGGCGATCTGATAGGTCAGCTCATCGTATATATAATCGAGGAAGCTTTCCCCCGTGAGGTCCATTGCCTCATCACTAATTGAGCATTGTCTTAAATACGAGTCGCTAATTCGTATTGACGTAACGTCCTTCCGCTTTCACGGAAGAGGAGACTATATCTTCATCCTTGCGGATGCGCACCACTTCGGAACGCTTGTTCCTACTCCCTTACGGGATAGTCGTTGAGCCTTCTCCTGTTCGGAGCTTGGTTGCTGATTGTCCAATCCGTACTGTTTTCAAACCTTCACGATTGCCCTTGTTTCATGGCTGCGTTGTAGTCTGTACGGCTTAAGGATGTTCCAGCAGTTCAATGCGTTTATAGTGAACCTTAAAGTGAAGTTAGGCAGCTTCGCAATTAATCCACTTCTTTATGGATACGGGCTTGAGTTCAACAATGCCAAGATGCAGCTCTTCCTCTGCAACGGCACTTGTGGACTCGGTGTGGACTGTAGCAGCAGTCGCACTCTTCTCAAAGCCAACCTGGAGGTTGCCCTTGATGTAGGATTTACGAACGAGGTTCATCAGTCCGAGCTTATCCCAGGCTGTGTTGATCCTGTCCATAACGTAGGTGGGGACGGGGACGTCTCCGGAGACATTGGTGGTCAGGAGCGCTCTGCACTCGCTGTCATCGTCTGTCTTGATGTAGTTGGCATACGCCACGTTGTACTCGTGGGAGCCACGGATCTCTTCAAGAGTCATTTCTCTTTTCTCCTCACTTGGAATAGTTTCTGTTACTTCGCCTTCGCCATTGGCTACGGCTTCTCTGATTTCGACCTTCTGCGCTTCTTCAGCCTTGCGGTTCTCCATCTCTTCGTTGATGGCCTTTACCTCGGCTTCAAGTGCATCAAGGTCCGCTTCCGGAGAATCTATCTCTTCGGCTATTGCGGAACGTCTCTCCAGAAGCTCATCGATGGTCATTTCTTTAAGGTCCATCATTTCACCTCTGTTAAAATGCGTATTCTCTGCTTTTTGCGTTCGACCTCTCTCGCTTCAGCTTTTGCACTCTCCAGTGATGCTCTTGCGCTATCCAGCGCATCGGCAAGGCTTCTTGCTTTGATAAAAGTCGTATCATAAGCGGGGAATGTCACCGCAGACACCTCCAGCACCCTTGAGATCTCGCGAATAATCCTTGTAGGATGCTCACTATCTATATCGGTCCATTCCTCACGGCTTACTACAAACATAAATGACATTTTGTCTATATCCCGGCGATCTATGGCGCTCTTAAACGACTGCGCCAACGGGCTGTTCTCCACGTCCAGATTGGCCCGTATATCCATGCCCTCATCGGTGATACGGAGCTGCATGGTACTGTTCTCGTTGTTGTTTCTGCTTCTTGCATAAACGAACGAGGTATCGTGATTTAGGCAAAGCCTAACATCACGAAGGTCCGCATTGTCCAATGCGTGTCTATCGATTACTTCATCGAAAAGACCAAGGTCTGTGGCTGTGTCAAACACAATGGCACGGCCCTCAATTGCTCCCGGTCCCTCGACCTCTCTTGTTTCAAACGCACCCATATAAAAGGCGTTATTCATTTTTATACCTCCACTCATATCCGCCGAAGGGAGTTCCTTCGTGAACGTGTTTGTGCATTGTTGCCGGACAGCTTCCAATTGCTTTGGCTGCAATTCTCAAGGAAGCGTACTCGACTGTGTTTCCGTGTTCGTCCGTTCCAATTACACGCTTACAACGAGGATTCCCTCCGTCTTTGTATTTCTCGTGCATCTGTTCGGATTTCCACGCTTTAAACTCATCCGTATGCTGAAGTCCTTTGGCATATTGATTGCCAAGCATAAAGGCAGCGTGTTCAGCCTTTACTTCTTCGGTATGATGCCTACCATAAAATGGCGCATTTTCTCCGGAATTTATCTCACGAAGATGTTGTTTAAACTCTTCAGAACGATGCCTTCCAAGATTTTTCCCTTTGTTTCCAGCACTTATCTTCTGCTTTGTTTCCTCGCTATGTGTCCCTGTGGTGTTTCCGCCGTTTTCGATGTTATAGCCATTTTTGGTGCTGTTGTACTGCGCTATCAAACGGATCTCTGTGGCTTCCGCTTCTTCTTTCGTCAGCCCCGTGTAAAGGATGTCGTGCTTAACGTTCTTCCATCCGTAATAAAGAATGGCGTTGTAGATCTTGGGCTGTTTCCTGTATCCGCTTCCGCCGTTCCATCTTTTAACGGGATCCATCATGGTGATGCCGATATAAACCTTGCCGTTAGGGAATGTATGTTTGTA